TACCGCCAACGGGCAGATCATCTATGTGTCAGACGGGAACAGCGGAGCACCTTGCTTGGCTGTGTACAGCGTTGATGCCTGGAAAATCGTCGCGTTGGGCGGAAATATCACGGCTTGACCTATCTCTACACTTAGAAAATCACGCGATCTGGTAAATATTCTTAGATAGCCCTAAAGGCGGAGGAAAGAGAATGCCCGTAACTAGGATTAAGAACAACCAGATCACTGATTCTTCGACTGGTAACATATATCTAGGTGTGAATGCTGCCGCGAAACTGCAGGATTACTCCATCACATCAGGCAAGATAGCCAACGATCTGACCTATAATTCCAGCCTGACTATCACGGGCAACCTTACTGTACAAGGCAATACCACACAGATCGATACTGTGAACCTTGTAGTTGAAGATCCCTTGATCCTGTTGGCCAAAGAACAGACAGGAGCTCCGGCGTTAGATATTGGTTATATCGGTAAACGTGGAACCGAAGAAAATATCGCTTTCGTCTGGGACGAAAGCGCAGACGAGTTTATCACGGCATTTACAACCAGTGAGACTACCAATACAGTTATCACTGTGAATTCCTATGCCAGTTTGAGGACTTTAGATCTTGCAGTCACGGGCAATCTTGCAGTGACCGGTACATCAACATTTACTGGCAACATCACCAGCATGACAGTGACAGGCAATGTCACTGCAGGAAATCTATTGACACCAGGTATCGTTTCAGCAACTGGCAATGTTACTGGTGCAAATTTCAACACCGCTGGTTTGGTGTCAGCCACGGGCAATGTCACAGGTGGCAATTTGACCACTGCTGGTTTGGTGTCAGCCACGGGCAATGTCACAGGTGGCAATTTGACCACTGCTGGTTTGGTATCGGCCACGGGCAATGTCACCGGTGGCAATTTGACCACCGCTGGACTTACATCAACAGGCACACTTGAAACCACAGGCAACGCATTGATCGGTGGTAACCTTGTTGTTCAAGGCAACATCACATACATCAACATTGACGACTTACGTGTTGAAGATCCCATCATCATACTTGGCACCGGACCCAATGGTGCACCGCTGACAACAAACGACGGTCGAGACCGTGGTATCTACATGGAGTATTATACCACGGGCCTTGGCAATGCTTTCATGGGATTTGACAATTCCACTAGTAACATGGTTATTGCCAACGACGTAACATTCAGTGGCAATGATATTGTAGCAGTAACGGCCTATGGCACGTTACAAGCGGGCAATCTGTACATACAATCAGCAGTTGCAACCGGCAACGTTACCGGTGGTAATTTGCTTACAGGCGGGTTGATTTCGGCTACCGGCAACATTGATGGCGGCAATCTGCACACCGCAGGATTGGTTACAGCCACTGGCAACGTCACAGGTGGCAATATCACCACCGGCGGAGTTGTCCAGGCAACTGGCAATCTGATTGGATCAAATCTGCTGTTGACCAGCGGATTCATTGACGGATCTGGTGCCACACGCATCACTATCAATGGATCCGATGCCGACGTGGACTTTGCAGTAGACGGTGATTCCACAGCCAATATATTTTATGTTGATGCAGGCACAGGCACAGCATCGTTTGGTAACTCAACACAGACTACCAATGCCATAGCTTCATTTAACACTACAAACTCAATCTTGATACCCAGAGGTACCAATGCCCAACGGCCGGACGGTGTCACGGGCATGTTGCGATTTAATACTTCGTTGGATCAGTTGGAATTCTACGACAATGAGGAGTGGACGTCGGCCGGTACCACGTTCACCATCGTCACCGCAGACTCGTTCACAGGTGATGGATCAACGGTGACATTCACGCTTAGCGAAGACTCGACCACGGCCGCAACCATAGTATCTATCAACGGTGTGGTGCAGATTCCGATCACATCTTACTCTGTAGCGGCCAACGTGCTCACATTCACAGAAGCACCCACAGTATCAGACGTGATTGATGCTCGGTTGTTGATCACTACGCAAGTGGTCAAAGCCATAGTCAACATCTCAGGTAATGCCGCGGTTGAAGTCACAGACTTTACCAATGATGTGTCGATCACCGGCGACCTGGTACCGGAAGGCAATCTCAGCGGCAATCTTGGTAGTCCTGCACTGCAATGGAATGATCTTTATTTGTCAGGAAACTCGATCTATCTAGGCGACATCGTGATCAAAGACGTTGGCAACGATCAGGTTGGATTTTTCCAAGCAGACGGAACTACTCCTGCAACCATTGATTCTAACAACGTAGACACCACGCAAATTGCCAATGGAACATCCAGTGTGGCTGTAATATCATCCGGCGGCAACATCCGGGCCAATGTGGGTGGCAGCACTGTGCAGCTATTGAGCTCGGGTGGTGCAAACGTCACGGGCTTTGTTACAGCAACTGGTAATGTCACCGGCAATTTCATATTTGGTAATGGTAGTCAACTGCAGGGTATTGACGCCACGTCAATACAGTCAGGCACGTCAAACGTGCGTGTGCAAAGTTCCGGTGGTAACGTTTCGGTTGGAGTAGATGGATCCGCTATCATTAGATTTACCACTGCTGGAATCGTGAACGACATGGGCAATGGAGTCGGCAATATTGGTAACAGCACCAATTACTTCAATACCGTGTTTGCCAAAGCCACATCAGCACAGTACGCCGACTTGGCAGAGATGTATGAAGCCGATCAGATCATCGAACCCGGCACAGTGGTCTGCTTTGGTGGCACCAAAGAAGTCACCACGTGTGATGAAGATGCTTGCCGCAGAGTGGCAGGTGTGGTATCCACCAATCCTAGTTATATCATGAATGCCGGACTCGAAGGTGAGTATGTGGTAGCAGTGGCCTTGACAGGTCGTGTTCCTACCCGGGTCACAGGTACTGTACGCAAAGGCGACATGATGGTAGCGACCGGCAACGGTCGTGCCAGAGCAGAAGACAATCCTGCAGTAGGACAAGTGATCGGAAAATCGCTGGCAGATTTTGATGGCCAGGACGGCACTATCGAAATGGTGGTCGGAAGACTGTAACACAGTCTCACTTAAAAATAGGGCTGGTAACAGCCCTATTTTTTTGGCTAAATATTGCACTAATTGGATAGAACATGGGTTTAACACGCATACGAGCAGAGCAGATATCAGACATTGACTACAAACAGGCAGTCAGAGCAGTCACGCTGACCAATGTCACGCTTGCGGGAGGTGCTCCTAACTCTGTCGACAGTGTCAATCTGGTTGCCGGAGATCGTGTGTTGGTAGCCGGACAGTCAACCGGTTCTCAGAATGGATTGTATGTGGTACAAACTGTGGGTGCTGGATCCAACGGTACTTGGATCCGCAGTTCTGACGGTAACACCGACGGCGAGATCGAAGCCGGTATGATAGTCATGGTCACCGAAGGCGAAGTCTACAAAGACACGCAATGGAAGTTGACCACAAATGATCCTATCGTCTTGGGCACTACTGCATTGGTGTTTGAACAGAGCAGTGCTTATGCGTTTGGCACAGTATCAGCCAATGCCACATCGGTGGTATCCGATACAGTGGGAGACACGCTCACTCTCACACCGGGTGATAACATCGCTATCACAGGTAACAACACTTCAAAAACAGTGACCATTGGGGTCACGGGCATCAGCCTTAATTCAATATCAAATGGTACATCAAATGTCAATGTTGTCAGTTCCGGTGGCAACGTCACTGTGGGAGTCAACGGAACCGGAAATGTGGTGACATTCAGTTCAACTGGTCTTACAGTCTCAGATACTTTTGTGACCGGAAGAGTTGGCAGCAATCTAATACCCACTGCTAACGTTACTTATAGCCTTGGTAATGCCACCAACCGCTGGAGCAATCTGTTCCTGGCAGGAAATACCATCCACTTAGGCAATTCTATCATCACAGAAAATGCACAGGGCGACATCGTGATTGAAAATTCGGGTGCATTTGGTGTGCCTGTGGGAACTACTGCCCAACGCAGCAATGTGCAAGGTGCCATACGATTCAACACTGATCTTTCGGCATTCGAAGTCTATGATGGTGTGACCTGGAACACAGTGGCCCTGGGCACGATCAGCGATTTTCCAGACGGAGACTACGGCGACGTGACCACGATTACCAGTGATGCGTTTGGCGTGCCCTTGGCCGATACCTTTGACTGCAATGCCGAAGGTGCATTGGTCACAGTGGATTTTGAGCCGCTGACATGATAAGTAGAAAGTAAGGGGAAATTTATGCCTACCGTAGTGCAATTTAGACGTGGGACCACAGAACAGAACAATAACTTTACCGGTGCTGCCGGAGAGATCAGTATCGATACCACGGTCGATACTCTACGTGTGCATGACGGTGCTACGCAAGGTGGATTTCCTTTGGTTAATACCACATCGTCGCAGACTCTAGCCAACAAGACATATCAAGGCGTATCTGTCAGTGTTACCGGTAATGTTGATGGTGGCAACCTCATCACAGCAGGAGTGATCACTGCCACGGGCAATGTCGCAGGTGGTAATCTCACTACCACCGGAGTGATCACCGCTAGCGGGAACATCACTGGTTCGTACATCTTAGGCAACGGTAGCCAACTCACTGGCATTGATGCTACATCAATCCAGAGCGGTACATCCAGCATGTCGGTTATTGCATCGGACGGCAACATACGAGCAAACATAGGTGGTACTACTATCATCAATATCACCTCGGGTGGAATCCAAAATGGGCAAGCCAATGGTGTAGGCAACATAGGAACCAGCACAACTTATTTCAACACAGTTTTTGCCAAAGCCACTTCTGCCCAATACGCTGACGTAGCAGAACAATATCTTGCAGATGCCGATTATCCGGTAGGAACAGTCCTTGTGTTTGGCGGATCGTGCGAAGTGACACAGAGCCAGACCAGTCACACCACGGCCGTCGCCGGTACAGTATCCGACGCTCCAGCCTACATAATGAACAGCGGACTGGCCGGAGATCATGTGGCCACAGTGGCCTTGTTGGGTCGTGTTCCAGTGCGTGTAATTGGGACTATCAGACCTGGAGATCTTTTAGTAGCCAGTGCTGTACCTGGTGTCGCTACCAAATTGATACAAGATCACTATCTACCTGGATCAGTGATTGGAAAATCGTTGAAATCTTACGATAGCCAAGAAGAAGGCCTCGTCGAGGTTGTTGTAGGACGGTTGTAATGCAGGTTCGATATCGCCAGGACTACGATGGCGAGTTTGTAGTCCTAAGGACCGAGATATCCAACGGTTCCAAAAAAGAAATCAAAGACTGGGTTCCTAACCCCATTGAAAACTATCACATCAGCCACCGAGCTGCAGTGATAGGAAGCGGCGTTGATCAGAGTCAATTTGATTACGCTCGTCTACAACGACATCGCGGCGGACTGTTGGGGAAAAAACGACTGCAAACCTATGGCACTGGTGACCTCTGGAAACAAATGAAATTTGATTTCTTTGTTTCAACTGATGGTAGTGTGTTAAATGAGATTGTTGATCATGGTTATGATCAATCTGCCACTATCTATACCAATGCTCGACACATCGTAGAGATGCCAGGCAGATTCTATCTCATACCGTTCCGTCCCATGCTGGACAATCTAGCTACCAACATCTACATGGCCGCATTCGACGGGCACGAGGAAATCTTCCTGCTAGGGTATACCAAAGAAACGCAGGCACAGACACACTATTGGCAGAGAGATGTGGACCAGGTTCTTGGTGCCTATTCCAATGTGAGATTCCGCATAATTGGAGTAGAAAACAACATACCTGATCTATGGAAACGCCACACCAATGTAGAGTGCTGGCCTTATAGGAAATTTGTGACCTACTGCGACGTTTGAATACGTTCAGTGATGGTCTTGATTTTTTCTTGCACCACTTCAAAGTTCACTGTGTTCCAGAGCCCAGGATGCATGGGTTTAGGCCATATCATAGAATTGATCCAAGCATACCCGAGATGCTCGTCGTTCAGATCAGGACGGAATTCCTCGGCCACGGCACAGAAAAAAGTATGATAGGCAAATTTTCCGTCTGATGTGGTAAACTGTTCTAACGGTACCACCTTGATCGATGAAGGAAAAAATCCTATCTCTTCCTGGCATTCTCTCTGTATAGACTGGAGCAGAGTCTCACCTGGTTCAGATTTTCCTCCCGGCAATCCCCAGCTTCCAGGGTGTTTGGGATCATTACGCATGAGATAGAGATATCGCTGTGTCGAAAGAGAATAAAACCAAACGCCTACGGCATTTATTACAGTACCAGACTCCATTCGCCCCCCGGATATAGTCCTTCGTAACTTTTAACCCATGTCTCACCGGTCCAGCGATACTGTATGCTGGTGGTAAGATTGGTCACGAACTGCACCGTGGTGGCCGCGGCAGAATCAAATACCACGTTCCAGAACTCTCCATCGTACTGGATGATGTCATTGGCCTGGGCCTGTATGCCATCGCCCCAGGCTTCGGTGTCTGGACCCATGTCTTCCAAGATCAGATAGCGTGTGCCTGTCGCGGCCGGCGGCGTCTGCGTGGTTGGATTGAACGTCAACGGATTGATGATAGCATCTATGGGCGGTAGTGTGTTTTGAGGCAAGGTATCTTCGTCAAGGTCGATCAGGAGGAAACGATCATCGGTGGGGTCATAACTCACGGTTCCGATGATTTCGGTATTGTCACCCCATTGATTGTCAAAGCGGATCTGGCTGATACCGGGTCTCAGCGTGCCGTAGATTCCGGCCACGGCATGCCAGAATTCATTACTGGGTGGCGATTCTGGTGGAGTCACTGAACTGTTGGGCGTGTTGATGGTCTGATTGTATTTCAGGGCCTGTACCTTGTTGCCAATCAACAGGGTCTGGAACTGGAACGGAGTAAACTTCTGCCGCGTGCCCAGCAAAAGATCGCTGTTGACGATGGCTTCGTTGGCATCACCCTGTGCATCAAACACCGAGTAGATGATCTTTTCTACAGCACCCAGTTTCTTGACCTTGGCTGGTGATGATATCCAGATGGGTATGTTGAATTTCATGGTCATGTAGTCGATGGGATTTTCGGTGTTGACCGGAATTGCTCGATTGGACCAGTTCACTGATTCTAGTTCCACCACAGAAAGGCTGGTCCAGTCTATGTAGTTGTCAGTGCTCTGTATCTCAAGAGCAGGGTTGAACAAGGTAGCGATCTGTTCAAAGATCTGGAATTTCTGATTGGTATTTGAAGTCCAGATGTCTAGGGTGAGTCCAAGTTTGTAAGGCACAGGCATGAGACGTTCTATGGTGAATGCGTTGCCCTGTGTGGTTTCGTAGGTCTCTGTGGCCGGATCATAGGTTCTCTGCCGCACCTGCATCTTGCTGACGTGATAAGGTTCCTGCATGCGAAGACGGTCGTACTCCAGACTGGTGATGTAGAAGGTCATCAAGGGAGTGCTGGGCATGGAGTTGGCTGAATTTTCCTGGATGATGGTCTGGGCCTGACGTGTAGCATCGCCATATCGCACAGGAACTCGCACCAAGCTTTCATTTTCCGATCCTTGTGCTCCGTACATGATCTCGAAGTTAGAGAAAATCCTAGCGAACTGTATCAGGAATCTGCGTATCTGCTGATCATAAAACCATTGTTGCATGTGTTATCTTCCTGGCGGTCTTGGGTTTGGTGGTTTGTTGCCATCGTCGTCGCCGTTGTCAGCCCTGGGCCGTAGTATCTCAGACAGGCTCTGTCGGCTGGGTATGTTTCCTAGATCCGTGGTGCTCACTGTGTATGTATTGTTCACGAAGCTGCTCCGCAAAGTTTGATTGCTTGGGCCATTGGTGAGATCGGTACGCACATTGTCCTCGATCTTGATCCAGGTCCGCCCGTTGAACCGGAACAGGCGATTGGGGAAATAATCTAATCTCAGGGCATACTGCCCTTCTCTGGGATTGCTAGGAAAACTCACGCCCGGTGTCACTGGTAATCCGTTGGGTGCGATGCCATCGCCGGTGAGATAGCCCATGGTGTATCCGTCGGATCTGGGTGTTTGGCTCTGGTCGGCCACATCAACACCATTGGAATCAATAGTGGGCTGAGATTGATCAATGGTAACAGAATTTGGATCCGCAGGGGTGCCGTCGGGGTTGGTAGGAAAGATATAGAACTTGACTGTGTCATATCCGCTGAGCGGCACATCAATCTCGGCTTGGGTTAGAATAGCATCATTGAGTTGGAGATCTTTGTTCCTGGTTGATGCTTTGTCTTCTATGGTGGGAGGATCGATCTCTTCCCAGTAAGTGGTATTGGTGATTTCAGTGCCCACTGGAGTGTTGATACGAGCACGATAATAAACATCGCCGTTGTTGACCACGGTGCCGGCTGCGTAAAAGTTACCCGGATCCCAGATGTTTTCGGTGATGAGCGGTTTGTTGATGATCTCTTGATATTCCTGGGCATTGACCATGGGCGTGGCTTTGACACGCCAGGTGTGCGGTAACCATTCGCGACCAAATCCTTCCCCAGCGAAGGCCGCATCCTGCACCACGTAGTATTTGGGCAAGGCTCTGGTTATGGTAGTGTCCAAGGGATTAGGGTCTTTGAGATTGGGCACTTCGATCACATCGCCACTCATGATCTTGCGACCGATGGTGTCGATCATGTTGTTATAGTGGAACGTGATGAACAGGGTATCGTTGTTTAGGAACAAGCCAAACTGAGTGAGATCAAAGTCGATGTCTTGTATGTTGTATACTGCCCGCATCTGATACACATCTGGATCATAGGCACGATCGCGGTTTTCCAGCAACAGCAGATCTTGTATGAACAGCGGATCCTCAAAGGTGTAATTGGGCTGGGTGGCGTCAAAGTTACCAGATTCGGCCGAATCTCCGGTGCCGGTTTTCGGGCCGAGATACTTGTGCAGATAGATATCCACACCTCCCACGGTGTACATCTCCGAAATGGTGCGGTCAAAAAAGCGGTAGTCGTTCGTCTTGTTAGGACGCCACATGGATAATCTGGGCATAGTACTATATTTATGGGCAGGTTGACCCAAAATGGTGATCCTGCTAAAATACTGTATGGACATGACAGATTGGCAACATCTGCATGATCGTCTGGATTCGGCACACCGTGCGACCATTGGTATTCGTATCGGTGCCCGCGAATTCTGGACCATGCACCGTACCGTTTATGTACTGCTACAGCAGGCCAATGCTGAATGGGTCAATTGCCGCCGGCGTGGCACAGGGTCTACCAAGTTTGATGATCTCTTGGACCGTGCCGCTGAAGCGTTGAAAAATTTTGAAGGATACATTTTGATCGCTAAACTCATGCACAAGGAGCATCAATGAACGCCACTGCCGCGAAAGCGTTAAAAATCCTAAACCCTCGATCGTCGGACACCAAATACACCGGCGGCGAACCAGAATGGCGTGTCCAACCTGACAGCGACAATCGTAACAGCCGGCTGGGAACCGCATTCCATTGGTACGGCTATTATTATGGCAAGAAAGAAGTGAAAGAATTCATCATAGATTGGTTGTCTCGGAACAGTCGGCAACGCGAAGCCAAAGACTTTGCCCGGGTGCCAGAGTCGACCATCGCCAATGTGTATGGATGGCTGGCCCGCATGAATCTCATGGGTCTGTCGCTCACTGAGCACGAAGAACTGCGGCTGAACAACCAGATCAAGGCCCACATCGAAACAGTGCGGGCGATCAAAGAAGTGGTAGCAAAGGTCGACGAACCAGTGGTACCCAAAGTCACGATCCAGGATCGGCTGCGTGAAAAGATGACCGAAGCCGCGGGCGAGATCGATGGCATGTATGATGACATGATCGTGGCCGGAACCAAGATGACAGCGGATTACAAACCCATGTTGATCCTACGGGGCATGAACGTGGCACCGCAGTTGGTGGGAGACATCGCCGATCATTGGAAACGTCGATTGGACGAACTAGAATCAGTGCTCGAAGGCAAAGATCCTCAACTGATCGAAGGTTATGGCAACTTTGGAAAATTGCAGATCAAGAATCTGGTCAAGTTCGCCGAGCAAGTGATCGCCGACTGCGGATCATATGTGCAGATCAAGAAAGTGGAACGCAAGCCACGCAAGAAGAAACCAGTGAGTGCAGAAAAGATCACGGCCAAATTCAAGTATATGAAAGAGTTTGAAGATCTCAAACTCAAATCAGTGTCTGTGACCGATCTGGTATCGGCACAAGAGGCCTGGCTGTACGATACCAAAAAACGCAAACTCATACATGTGATCGCTGATACCCATATCGGCACATTCACGGTCAAAGGGTCAGCCCTGGTCGGGTTTGATACTACCAACTCGGTGCAGAAAACCCTGCGTAAGCCTGCCGAGCAGATACGGGCAGTTATGAGTGGCGGTGCACCTCAGGCCCGTAAATCGTTCAAGGATATCAAGGCCACCGAGACACGATTCAACGGTCGCGGCAACGAAAACATGATCTTGCTACGAGTGCGTTGATGCAGATCGTTTTCCAAGACTGCCCTCCACTGGTACTCGATGTAGATGACACCCCTGTGGCTGATCGTTGGTTACGACTGTTCTTGGAAAACGTACAGCGTGAGCCACGACCCATATTCAGAGATCCGCAACGCTATACCTTGGATCGGTTGAAAGAATTGGCACTGGATGCCAATCAACGACTGGGGTGGCAATGGAATCTTGATGATCTTGGCCTGGCCAGTACCACCACTATGCACAAAGACATAGAGCAGTTCCTGGCCCAGGGATTTGAGCACATACCCGCAGAGTTTGACGAACTCATGACTGAGATACATTTCTGTCTGCATGCCATC